GTAGTTCTTACTTACCTAGACAATGAAGCAGCTCCAGAATCAGCAGTAAAAGAAATATTAAAAGCAAAAGCAAAAGCAGACAAAGGGAATGATTATTGGGTTAATTGGTTTAGAGTTTACGGACTTGGATTGACTGGAGTATTACAGGGCGCAATATTTACCAACTGGAAGGAAGGACAATTTCAAGAAGTTAGTAAATCAGTTTATGGCCAAGATTTTGGATTTAGCTCCGACCCTACTACCCTAGTTAAAACATGCATAGATACTGACAACAAAATCATCTATTTAAAAGAATGTTATTATTTAAAAGGTTTAACAAGTTCAGAAATAGCTTCTTTAAATATTAAGCACGCTGGTAACGATTTAATAATAGCAGATAGCGCAGACCCTAGATTAATTAACGAAATAGCTTCTAAGGGCTGCAATATATTTCCAACTATAAAAGGGAAAGGCTCTATTATTTACGGTATAAGTTTAATTCAGGATTATGATTTAATTGTTGATCCAAAAAGTTTAAATCTAATTAAAGAGCTTCAGAATTACGTATGGCTTGAAAAGAAATCTCAAACCCCATGCGATAACTATAATCATTTAATTGATGCTTTAAGATACTCAATAAGTTACCAACTAGAAAATCCCAACAGAGGGAAATACTATTTATATTAAAATCATGTACCCCGAATATTATAATTAACAGTTATAATAATATGAACCTTACATTAAACATCCCAGAAAAACTAAGCGAAATTACTTTAAGCCAATATCAACAATGGTTAAAAATTGCTGAAGGCAAAGAACTAGATCAATTTTTACAGCAAAAAATGATTGAAATATTTTGCAAGATTCCATTAAAAAAAGTTTTATCAATTAAAGCTACAGACATAGATTCTATTACTGCTACAATAGGAAATCTATTTACACAAGATGCAAAGCTAATAGACAGGTTTGAGCTAAACGGAAAAGAGTTTGGATTTATACCCAACCTAGATAAAATTGAATTTGGGGCTTATATTGATTTAGATAGATACGTTGCTGAATGGCAATTAATGCACAAAGCAATGAGCGTTTTATTTAGACCTATTACACTTAAAAAAAAGAATAAATATTTAATTGAAGAATACGAGTCAGCAGAAAAATATGATTTAAGAGAAATGACTTTAGACATTGCTTTTGGAGCATTGGTTTTTTTTTATCATTTAAAGAGCGAGTGTCAGAGTCATATCCTGAATTATTTAGCGACTCAAACGGAAGTGGAATTGCCACCAGCTCTGAGAGCTTCGCTAAAAAGCATGGATGGTACAGCTCCTTATATTCCCTTGCACAAGGAGATGTTAGAAGAATTAAAGACATTACAAAATTAAAGATGCATGAGTGCTTTTTAATGTTAGCATTTGAAAAAGACAAATACGAATTAGAAGCAAGTATTATTAAAAGAAACAGAAAGTGAAAAACGAAGATATTTTAAACCAAGTATTAGAATCAGATGGTGGAGAGTTTACTATGATAATAGTAGGTTTTTCAGATGCTTACATGGGCTTAACCGCTAACAAGCCTGTAAGGGTAATTTATGATTACTACAAGTGCTTAGACAATTTAATTCATCAGGGTGGTTGGGAGTTTGACGAAGCAGTAGATTATTTAGATGAGTTGGTAAATGAAAACTTACAAGGTTTAGATTCTGAAAATTCATCTTTTAATTATCCTTTATACATAAAACAAATATGAACAGTTATTTCAGAGTACTAGACAGCATTAAGCAAACAGTAAGCGCAGAGCCTTTTAATCACACAGTTACAAAAGGTAATATATCAGATATTGATTTAGAAAAACAGACCATATTTCCATTGTGTCACCTGATGTTAAATAATGCTACAATTACACAAAACGTTGTACAATTAAGCGTCACTATGTTTTTAATGGATATTGTAGATGTAAGCAATGAAGAGGTAACAAATCAATTTGAAGGCAACGATAACACTGATGATATTTTAAACACTCAATTAGCTCTAGCCACTAGAATATTAAGAGTATTACAAAAAGCAGATATTAACAGAGATCAATTTGAAATTGACGGTAATGCAGACTGTGAGCCTTTCCTAGAAAGATTTACTAATAACCTAGCTGGATTTGCAGTAACATTTAGTGTAACAACTTCTACAGACATGACATATTGCTAAGTGAATGAGTTAACTAAAATATTAGAAAAATATGCTCAATATGTTGTGGACAAATCCAGAGCTAATTTAAAAAAAGGTGGGAAAAATGGAACTAGCGACAAGTCTGGTAAGTTGTCGCAAAGCATAGAGTATAAAATCGTTAATGACAAGGTTACTTTTTTAAGTCAAAATTATGGTTCTTTTTTAGATCAAGGGGTTAAAGGTTCTAAATCAACCTATCCAGAAAGCAACGCAAGTCCTTTTAAATACACTAATAAAAGACCTCCAGCAAGTGTGTTTGATAAATGGAGCATTAAAAGTGGAATTGCGCCAAGAGATAAAAAAGGAAGATTTATGAAAAGAAAATCTTTAGGATTTATTATAGCCAACAGCATATTTAAAAAAGGAATTAGAGCAACAGGGTTTTTTACAAAAGCGCAAGATCAGGCATTGCCATTATTTGAAGATGATATGCTAGACGCTTTTTTAAACGATAATTTAAAAATAGAATGAGTACAATTATAAGAACCAGAAGTCCATTTTTCATAAGGACTCCGCAAGAAACAAACTCTAGTCTTAGCTACTTTGAGATTAACATATCTGTAAAAAGTGGTGTTCTGGGTGTTGTTGGATGTCCAGCCAATTTAGGCACATACAGTTTACAGAAAAAACCATTAGGAACAGAAGGTTCTGTTACTATAGAAATAAGCGAATTAGTAAATGATTTTATAGAACAAAAATTTGTTAATAATACACCCGCTGGATATAATGTTTCAGCAGACACACAATCGGTTTGGGCAACTGTCACTACTTCAGCCAGAGAAAGTGACGGTACAATAATAGGTTCCGCAACTACAACAAATTATTTAGCTCAAGAGGGTTACAATAATTTTAAAGATGGGGTTAATTACATAACAGAACCCATAGCAATGATTAGCAGTCCCTATATACAATATAAAAAAGGAGATTATATTTTTTTACCAGTAAATGCCGAAAGAGTACAAAAGGCAGTGTTTAAAAATAATGGAAGCACTATTTCAACTTACAATGTTTCTGACAATGATAATGCAAACCAAAAAATAGAATATGCTTCTTACTTAACTACTTCACAAGAAATAGATGAAATAACAATAAGATATGATGTTGAATATGAAACATCTATTAAGGTAGAGCAAATTGAAGAATGCAAATATCCAGTTCACAAAATTGTTTTTTTAAATAGATGGGGAGCTTTTCAAGATTTGTATTTCTTTAAAAAATCTAGTGAAAGTTTAAACACTACTAGCGAGAATTTTAATAGAAGCATATTTGAAGCAAGGAAAACAACTTATGGATTTCCTTTTGGCGGGGGCGGTTGTACAGCAGCTTACACATATAATGTTTATAATTCTAATGCTCATGCAAATAAAACATTTAATTCAAATGGTGTTGAATCAATAACATTAAATAGTGGTTATGTAAACGAATTAATGAATCCATATTTTGAAGAGTTAATGGTCAGTGAATATGTGTGGCTAATAGGTTCTAACAATGTTGTTTATCCAGTTAATTTAAAAGAAAGTTCATTTGATAAAAAGACTGGTTTAAATAATGGGTTAATAAATTACACAATGAATTTTGATAAATCATTTGCTTTAGTAAATAACATTAGATAGTGCAAAAAGTAGTTTTATACATACAGCCACAATTAAGAGAAACATCAGCAATCCAAGATTTTGCAAGAGTTGATTTAATGGAAGAAGATTTAATTACTTTAACTCAAGTAATACAAGATGTTCAAGACATTGATAAACTGTTTACTGATTTTAGTAAAACTTTTAATCTACCAGCATCCAAAACAAACAATAAAATATTTGAACATTGGTACAATCCCGACATAATTGGATTTGATGCTAATATATTTTGTAATGCTAGAATAGAACTAAATCAACTACATTTTAGATTTGGGAAAATTCAATTAAATGAAGTTGTTTTAAAAGAGGGAGAACCATCATTGTATAAGGTCACGTTTTTTGGCGATACTGTAAAATTTAAAAACGAAATTAACGAGAACCAATTAAGCGATTTAGTGTGGTTAAATAATTTTAATCATAATGCAGATTCAGATTATGTA